GCTGATCGGACGCATTCTCGATACCGCCTACAATCACTCACCGTGGTGGCTGGTGCCGCGCCGCACCCCCAAGCGGTCGTTTGAAAACGGCTCCATTCTGTCCATCCAGTCAGGCATGCAGGCTACCGGACTCGCGCAGGGATGGACTCCAACCTGCGTTCATATTAGCGAACTGGCCGACGTCCCCAATCCCAAGGTCACCATCGAAGAAGGGCTGTTCCGCGCCGCTCACTCTTCCAAAAACCTCTTTATGGTGCTCGAAGGCACCGGCGGCGGCAATACCGGATGGCTGGCGGATACATGGAAAGCTTCGAAAGCGGACTGGCCCAAGGGACTGGCACGTCTCTGCCCGGTTTTTATTCCATGGGCGATGTGCCCGGACATCTACCCGGAGCCGGACTGGCTAAAAAAGTTCCAGGTTCCGGGAGGGTTTCCGTCGCAGATACACGAGACTACCCGCAAGCACGTCATCAAGTGCGAGTCGTACATCCGCAACACTCCCTATCTCGCCAAGATCGCAGGCAGCGACTGGCGCATGCCTGTCGAGCAGAAGTGGTTCTGGCAATTCAACTACGATGCCGCCTGCAAGAACCACACCCAGAAGACTTGGGCCGCCCAGATGCCTGCCGACGACTTCGAGGCGCTTACCGGCGTTCATGACACCGTCTTCGATCCGGAAGTACTGGCGGAAGCGGAAGATCGTATCTACGAAGTCGAGAGCGACGACTTCCGGCGCATCCGCAAGCGCCCCGTGGAAGTCTACGCCGTCACCGGCCACGACGTTGACGAGCGATTTTACCCGCCCGAGGACCGCATCGACTGGGACAAAGAAGTAGTCCGCGTGGAGTGGGACTCCTATCGCGGACAGCGCTATGAGTGGAAGCTCATCCCGCTGCTGGCCATCGACGAAGACTCCGAACATAACACCATGGACTACCTGCTGATCTACGAGTGGCCGCAGCGCGGGCAGCGCTATGCCTGCGGCATCGATACGGCAGACGGTCTGGGCAAGGAAGGCGAGGAGCGCACCTGTCTCTCGGTAGCCAAAAACAGGTTTAACGGGGACAGCGATCAACAGGTTGCGGAGCTGACGTCGAACCGCATCAATTCCGCGCAGGTAGTCGCTTTCGCGGCCTGTGTCGGCGCTCTCTACGGGCCAGCCTGCCCCGATGCGCGGGGAATGAAGTACGCCATCGAGCAGCTACAGGGGCCGGGAGATACCTGCCAGCACCAGTTGAAGATGATGGGCTTCTTCAATCATCACGTCCCACGCCGCTACGACTCCAAAAAGATCAAGGACGACTCTTCGAAGAAAGAAGGCTGGTACTCCAGCGGATGGTCGGTCCCCATTCTCATGACGAGATATGTCGAAGCCGTCAATGGCGGCTGGTACGAGCCTCGATCCAAGTGGCTGATCGAGGAGCTACGCACGCTGGAGCGCCACGAAGTAGGGAGGGGAAGATCGAAAATGGAGCACCAGACCGACAAGTTCGACGACCGTGTGCGGGCAGCGGCGCTGTCATTCTTCACCGCACATGACATGGATGTGCTCGCGGATAGGGCACAGAAGCGCTATAACGTGCCGGTCAAGAAGCCGGTAGTCACCAGAGCAGCCTGCACTACCAGCCAAGTTTCCGTGGGATATTGGTGACGCCATGGCCGATGCCCAACTGCGAATACCGATTGTCTTCTGGCAGAACAGCGTTACCGGCCAGCTACTCATGGGAGCGCCGCAGCAGTTTCCGGCACCGCCCTATCACGTGAAAATCGTCTGCCATACGGCCCATGAAGCAGAGCGCTATTCGCGAACGATGCGGGAACAGGAAGCCTCCCGCGAAGCCATGGAAGACGAGCAGCGGGAACAGATCGAAGGGGAGATGTTGCGCAATCTGCGCAGCCACATGCACAGCCAGATGGCCAACGCCCGCAACGCGATGAACCGGGATTTTCTGCGCATCTTTCTGGAGCGGCAGGAAAAGCAGGTGAACAAGAACAGGACAGTGCGCACCAGCTATCTTCACAGCGAAGGCTACGAAGCGGGCCACTGAAATTTAAATTGCTTGCAAACTTTTACCGTTGTACGGTTAAGCAAGCCAACCCCGCATGGGAACGGGTTCCGGGAGAGAACTGGAACGTTTGAGTGGCAGTATTACTCGACAGTCCTCAGTACGCTCGTGCGGCCAACGACCGCACTGTCTGGGCCGCGCCTCGTTTTGAGTCGCCACCCAGCGCCATCTGCGGCTGGGTAGAAGAGCAGATTCAGGAAGGCGAGGGCTTTCTCGAAGGCCAGCAGTGCTATCGGGAATTTGCCGCCAACCTGCGCGTCTTCAACGCGATCTTCAAGGACAATACAAAATCTAAATTAGTCACCAACGAGCTGAAGTACGACATCCGCAAATTCTGCGAGACGCTGGCGCAGGTCAGGGAGATCGCCGGGTACGGCTCCGACTTTCCGGGGTTCAAGAAGACAGCAGACATGCTGACCAAGACCTCGAAGGCGCTCTACCACGAGTCGGATTTCCCGTTCCAGATTTTAAAAGTTCTGCAGTATGCGAGCGTCATGGGCATCGGCTACCTGTGGCCGAAAGTGCGGGCCGATGAGTACGGCTACGGGGAGCGCAAGATGGAGTTCGATGCGCTGGGATTACTGGATGTCGTCCCGGTGCAGATTCCCCCGCGCAGCAACAACGTGCAGGACGCCTATGCCATCACCGTCTACGACTACATGCCGATTGCCGAGGCCTGCGGCAGGTTCCCCATGTTCCAAGGCGACCTGCAGACGATTGGGCCGCGCAACTTCAACACGCGCATGCAGGCCCGCCGCATCGACTTTGCGGAGCGCAACCGCTACGGGCAGCAGGGCAGGAGCTTCGGCGATCTCTACACGGAAATCCGCTGGACGTTTGTTCGCGATCTGCGCATCAACACTACCGGCTACGAGCTTCCCATGGGCGATGTGGGAACAACGTGGTTTTACAAGGTGCCCTACTTCGGCCAGCACATTGTCGGCGGCATCGTCAACGGCCAGCCCTACATGCGGCCCGCCATGGCCGAAGATTGCCGCGTCTATCCCAACCTCAGGCTGATCATCACCTCGTCCGGCATGAACAGGCCGATGTACGACGGGCCAGCATTTGACTGGGACTCGAAGATGCCGGTTGTCCAGTACACCGTGGACGACTGGGCATGGGAGCCGCTGGGCCGCTCTCTGGTGGGCGACGTGGCTTCCATCGAACTCACTACCCGCAAGATCGAACGCAAGATGGATGCGGTGATCACGGTGACATTGAACCCGCCGCTGGGCTACAACAACACCGAAACCGGCGGCCCCAAGATCGAGCACTTCGACATCTTTGAAGAGGATGTGCGGCTGGGAGTAGACGGCAAGCCGCGAGAGACGCTGCAGTCGGTACTGCCGGAGTCGGTACAGGTAACAAGCGAGCACTTTAATTTCCTGAAGTACCTGAAGGAAGCCAAGCAGAGCCAGCTCGGCCTGACCGATCTCGGCAATCTTCAGAACATGAAGATGAATCTCGCCAACGACACGGCAGACAAGATGCTGGAGTCGATTGGCCCCATCGCCAAGGGCATCGCCGCACGCATCGAGAGAAGCAACAAGGCGGTCGGATACAGGATGAAATTCCTGATTCTGCAGTGGTTCAACGTGCGCCGGATCATGGAGTATGTCGGCCCGGACAGCGTCGCCCCGGAAGTATTCGATTTCAATCCGGACGATCTGGTGCCGAGCCACATGCCCGACGAGATGATCCAAGGCAACTATCCCGGCGGCGCGTCGATCTATTCGCAGCTTGATCGGGCGCGGTGGTTCGCCCGCAACATCCGGCTCATCTCCGTGCCCAGCACTCTCCTGAAGATTACCCAGATGCAGCGCCAGTTGATGATGCTGCAACTGAAGCGCGGGGGAGCACCGATCTCGTGGCTGACGGTATTCAAAAACATGGACATCTCCAACCCCGAAAAAGAGATCGAGGACAGCTTCAAGGAAGACGCCAAGCTGCAGGAAATGAAGATCATGGAGCAGATCGCGATCATGCAGAAGCTGAAAGAAATGGGCATCGATCCGCAGGCGCTGGGCGGCGGCGGAGATGATGGCGGCGGCAAGGGCAAAGGCGGCGGCAAGGGCGGTGGAGGCGGGGCTGGCGGCAGGCCGTCCTCCGGGCAGAAAGCGCCCCGCATTGCCTCGAAGGGCGCTGCCGGAGGCGATCCGCGAACGGTCGTCAAGGAATCTTAAGCAAATTTAATTCCGGGAGAAACTGAACGATGACGATAAAAATCATTTCGCAGAAGGACTATCTGGTGACCGAGGTGAATATCGCACTACCTTCTGACCTGAACGAACTCGACACTGTCATGAAAGCGGCGCGAGGTACGGGCAGGATTGTTGCCACCTATCAGCAGGGCGGCGTCTACGGCATCAATCTTGAGCAGAGAACAAGGATTCGCGAGGGCGTTGCGGATCAGGTGCGCAAGCTGGTCGGCGTGCAAACCACGGAGATCAATGGCGACGATGAATAGCTGCGCCATAACTGCGCTTTTCCTGCGCCTGCGGACATGCGTCCATGGCGCGACTTTGCAGTTTGAAGATTTTGCAAAAATAAATTGTTGACGGCAACGAAGAGTTAGGCTTAGTTTTTAGAAGATCAATTGAGATGCAGACTCCCCGGCGCGTGCTGGGATAGGTCATGGCTCTGGCGAAACCGCTGGGGCCTTTTTCGTTTGGCTCTAGCCCAACCGGAAAAGGAGACAGTCATGGCTAAGCGTCGTCATTCTGCAGCCGTCGCCCACATCAAAAAGGGCCGCAAAAAGCATGGTCGTAAGGGCCACGGCAAAAAGTCGTC